CTGGGTCGTATCCTCATGAAGTCCGGGGCGAGTGCCTACCGTATTAAGGCGTCAATGGCGCGCTTGGCGAAGGCGGTAGGCCTGGACGAGCACCACGCCCAGGTGACGTTCACTGAGATCGCCACCACCGCCTACGGGAACGGGAATTTTCGCACCGAGGTGGCCGAGCAGCGCACGATGGGCATTAACTCGCACAAGATTGATTTGCTGGGCAATTTCATTTCTGAACTGCCGGAGCGGATCACCCCACAGGAAGCGAATGCCGAACTGGAACGCATTGATTCGATGCCGCACCTGTATAAACGGTGGATGCTCGCTCTTGCTTCGGCGGTGGCGTGCGCGGGGCGGCGGGTTGCAGTGCGGCAAGGCGCGGCACGAGGTCGGCTATCCACGCCGCCGCCGTCGCCTGGACGGTCGCCTCTCCCAGCTTCTCATCGATCATGTTCATGGCGCTGTTCATATCCCCGAGTACGGAGAAATGGTCACTTGCTTGGTAGATCGGGAGCTGGAAATTCTTGGTCCTGTTTGTTGCCGGCATTATTTTCTCTCCTTACGCTGGCACGAATCGGTTTTCAATGTCCTGCAGTGATGGCGTCTCGAAGTAGTCCACAGTCCACGACACCATGTTACCACTACCGGTTTTCATCATTTCCACAACCTCATATAGGGCATCCCTCATGTTCATGCGGTTCCCGGTAATCGGTGAGAAAATGTAGTCGCGATCGAATTCTCGGATGAACACCTTACCGTTGGTCTCCATCTCGGAGATGCTCATCGGCAGATCGTCGATCTCTTTACATGTTGCAGCCATGCGGGAGAAATCCTCCGCCAACAACCCATTGACTGTGTAACGGTTGTGCATGTCGAAGAGCAGTTCCTCCAGGGTGGAGGGGCCGCCGCGCAACCAGTTTGTGACCTCAATGTGATCGCGGTTAATGCGACGATCAAGATACTCCTCCAGAGAATTCTTGAAGATCTTGAACTCATCGTCATACTTCGCAATAGCATCGCGCAGCATCTGTCGCACTTGCGGCGGCAACGCCTTGTAGTTCTCCATCTCCTTATTGAGATCAATAATGAGAGCGTGAACTTTCTGATTATAATCCCCCGCAAGCGACTCAAGTGCATTACTGAGCGCCGTCTTCAACCCATCGTCAACCCACCGACGCATCTCCTCCATCATCTGCAGATACGTGTACCCGTCCCTGTAGGTGAAAGGAATAGAGTTACTCAGACGGTAGTCAGGAGGAATGAGCAGGTACTCATCCTCAATAAATTGACCAGGGCCGGAATGCGGCCGACCTTCCAGTGAAACTGTCATTCGTACTCCTAATCCCCATGAACAATTCCTGCAATTCAACGATGATCATGAGATCAACATTGATAAACGTGTCACGCCACGCCGCAATAAGCTGAGCCGTATGCCCAGTATAGCCTTTCGACCGCGATTTGGACGACTGCGAACCACGAGAAGACGACTCGCCCGACCCACGTGACGTCGTCGAACCGTCCGTATCGTTCACGCCCCCGCTATCACTGCTCACATCGCTGGCCGCCGTCGCATAATCCTTGTCCCCCGACAAGCGCACCTGCGGAAGCTGAGACTGTACTGTCCTGGACTTCGCATCACTCTTCGACACCGTTTTCGACGTCGTTTCTCCGCTATCACTATGCTCGTTGCGGGAGCTCGAATCCTGCTCGCTCGCCGACGTCGAGATGACATCCTGCGTGGAGAGCGGATCGATCTTGATGAGCTCCGCCTCGTACAGCTTGTTGTAGTACGGCATGATCTCTTGCATCTTGGTGCGCATCTGCCGTATCCACATGTCCACAGTCTCATGCGAGATCTCGTTGTACCAGAAATGATCGATGATCTTCTGGTTCAGAATATCGCGGTAGGCCTCATCGAAAATCGGGTATGAATCCAACCCCAGAGAATTGGTGCCGTGACGAGCAATAACTTCGCGCAGTTCTATAGTGAAGTCAGGCATTGGTGGGCTCCTTATCGCTGTGAGGGTTCATGGCTTCAAGGTCAGTGCTCCCCAGGCCGCCCATAGCGGCCTGCATCGCCATCATCTCCATCGGGTCCTCTCCCGGTTCCGACGTCTGGTCGAGGTTCCACTCGACGTGGACATCGAGCTTGAACATGCGGTTGATCTGATCGCACGCTGCGCGCCGTGCATTCAGAGCCACGGCCCGCATCCCGAGCACCTGCCCCGAGCTGCCGCTGGCTTCCTCAACAACCATGCGCTCGCGCTTCTCAGAGTTGACGTTCATGATGCCGAGCAATGTCATGCACTCGTTCCAGGTCTTGACCTTGGCCTCCATGACGTCCTGAATCTGGTGGGGCTTGTATCCCGTGTCGAACATGGCGACTTTGTCGGCCAGAGAGTCGCGGTTCATGGTTTCGGTTGCGAAAATGACGGGCTGTCCCTCCACAACCTTGTTGTAGGCCTGCACGAAGGTGTGGTACTCGTTGTTGTTGACGGCGAAGACGATGGGGTGGCGCGCATTCAGCATGTTGATCTCAAGGGTGCGGTCGAAGGCTGCGAGCCGCTGCGCGTAGGTGTCGATCACGTCCCAGTCGGGGCAGCGCATGTAGTTGGCCCAGATGGGGACACAGCTCTTAGCATCCAACGTCTTCGAATAAACTTGGTTTCCGTAAACCACGAACTCGGTAGGGTTGTTGTACATGTTCAACTGCCCGAGTCCCGTGGCGCGCAGCGCCATGAACCTTGCGAATTCCTGGTCGTAATAGAACACGGCCAGCGCATCATGCATAAGCGTAACTTCCAGGTACCTCGCGTCGATCGTCTCCGGCAGCCCCTGCCAATTAAACCGGTTGGAGCACAGTTCACTGATGATCCGCACGTACATGCGGAACAGGTGATCCTCACGATTCTGAGCGGGGTTTGCCCGCATTGATCCGCCCTCAGCGAAAGGGCGGTATATCTGGCTGTTCACGTAATCCTCACGCTTCATGATCACCACTCCATATTGATGTTGACGCCGGGTAGGGGTTCGTTGTCTGCGAAATCGGTTTTCCCAATCCTATCCGGATCGGACCACACGGTCACGCCCTTCTCGAAAATGCCGCGAATGGACTGGCGGAAACCTTCAGGACACGTCGTTGAATACAGGTAGGTTTCCTGCATCTTCCAGTACGTGAAGTTGGTCATGCACTGAAGATTCTTCGGAACCTTCGTCGGAATATTCATCGCATACCCGTACCGCAGCCAGAACTCGCCGATACGCGTCAGAGTGCCGTCATCAATGCGCCGTTGACGGCACACAAGCCGCCACCCATAGGTAGCAAGGTTGAAGGCGTCGCCACCAACGCCGCCCGACGTCGTCGGAGCGATCATCCGCGAGTCCTGCACCTTGGCATTGATACCCGCAATCGCGTTCGCGTAATCGCCGTTGGCGGCGAACTTCGCCATCGCTAGATTCGTGTCCGCATTGAACTTCGCGTAGCTGTTGTTCAGTCCGGTCATGGCGCTACGGGCTTCGATCTCGCGGCGGTTGTTCTCCATCGCCATCCCGTAGGCCATGCCATTATTGATGCCGCCCATCAGCGCCGAACTCAACGCCCCGCCAATGTTTCCGCCGGCGAGCTGCCCGATCGCACTCGCACCAGTATTCAACGAGCCGCCCAACAGGCGCATGTTGGCGTTGTATTCCGCACCTTGACGCGAGTAGGCGTTGGTGAGGTCGGTCGCTTGATTCGCCTGCATCATAGACGCCTGGGCCTGCGTGTAGGACGTGTCCGCACCCCGGATCGCTTTCTGCTGGGCCCAATCAGCGCTCTGGTACTGGTAGTGGATCGAGTGCGCATTGCCCGCCATGTACTGCAGGTACCCATTGTTCGTCAGTGCGAACGTCGGCAGGGCGCTGATCCCGGTCATGGCGTCGAAGTGTTCGGAGTAAGCGTTGTTGCCGTCGCCGGTGTTGTTCTGATTGTAGCCATTGACGGTGAACATGATGCGCGGCCCCGGCGGCACGACGTGCGCCCACATAGTCACCTTCAGGCTCGTGTCCCACACGCATTCGGGGCGCACCAGGAGCGGGGCGCCGTTGAACATGGTCACCTCATAGACCATGTACGGGTAGGTGTAGAGCTTCCAGAGCATGCGGTAGCGCTCAGGAATGTTGTCCTCCTTGCGGAAGCCGGGCGCAAGATCGATAGTCTGATTGTTGTTGATTCCTGCGGACCCGAAGCCGGTGGTGATTGGGTAGACGGTCGCTCCTTGCTTCTTGGTGCGCCGCTTCTTGTCCTCTTCATAGCCGGATGTGTCCGGCGTCTTCGCACTCGTCAGCCCGTCGAAGTTAATAATCCCTTTCGGGATGGCGGTGATGGTTTGCACACCTTGGCTCACCCATGGGCAGTTGGAGAGGGCTTCGGCGAGGCTGCGGAAGTTGCCGATGTCCATGGCGTACACGCACGTTGCATTCGCCATGCCTCCGGCGAGCGATCCTTTCGCCGTCTGGAAGTGGGGGTCATCCTCGGTGCCGTAATCGACGAGTAAGTCGATAGCAGAAGTGACGATGATGTCATAGTTGGCGGAATCAACGTTGCCGTCGATATGCTCGACGGAGGCCATGTCATGGCGCCACACTTCAGAGATGACGTACTCGCCGCCGGTGTCGAGCCCTTCGGGGACGGTGAGGTACTTGCGCCCGTAGTTCTCCCACTTGTCTTGGGCGGCAATGCCGATGTGCCCGCGCTCAACGTAGCACATGCCGAATTTGATTTCGTGCATGTAGGTCTGCCAGACGTCGAGCTGCACAGTGAACTCTGTTGTGTGCGGTGCAACGTACTCAACGGATGTGATGAAGTAGTAGAACGTGTTGCGGGAATTCACCGAATCGGCCGCATTCCTTACACACATGTAATTGTACTCGTTCGCCTGGCTGAACGGAATATCAAGCCTTACAGGCTGCCCCTGAGCACAGTACGTTAACCCATTGACGACAAGCTTAATGCCCTTCTCGTCATGATAATTCCATGCCTTGTCATAGTCATCAAACCAGACAATATCGCGGTACGTAGAGTCCCATTTCACGCGCGAAAGAACAACCGTGGTGCCCGGAGTCCACACAGCGTAATTAAAATCGTATCCGAAATCCCCAATATCCTCAGGGGGCTGATATGAAGTCATGAAAGAAGAATACCACGGCCGTCGTAACGACGGTCGTGGTATTCAAGGAAAGGAGGATTACTCCTTGGGCCAGACCTTCACGGCCTTGGAAGCATCTACCGGAACCTGTGCGGTCACCGGCGTCTGCGTGATCCGCTTGTGAGTCGCCGGATCAATGTACGTGATCGACCCTACGACCGTGAGCGTCTCCGCCGCCTCATCCAGGCCCACCTTGAGCACACCCTCATTCGTGATGCGAGTGCGCTGAGACTTCGCGCCAGTCACCGAGAAGGCAACCCCGAACTCGTAGTCGTACGTGTTCTTCCCGGCAACCTTGTGGACAATCTCAATGTTCTCACCCGGCAGCGCCTTCGCCGTCGTCGAAACCGGGGCGCCAGTATCGGCGTGGGCCGCCTTCTCGATCGTCAGCTTCAGCTCGCTTGGCTTGATCGTGATCGTGGAATCGTCATCACCGGTCCACAGGGCGACAGCGGGCACGAACAGCGAGGCGCTGATCACCTCCCAGTGGTGTAGGAAGTAGTTGGTGCCCAGCGAAATGGCGTTCGGCTGAGATTGGTTCTCAAGCAGGTTGTCGGCGATGACGAAGAAATCCTTCGTCGTCAGGATCGCCTGCGTCTTCTCCATCCCGAAGTACTCTTCCGGAATGGTGACGATGCGCCCGTTCAGCTGACTGAACTCTTGGTTGAAGGCGGCGGACCACGCCTCAACACCGATGTTCGCCATCACCTCGGGAGTTGTGACCAGCACCAGATCCTCGGGCTTGGCGAATGTCTCCATGTGCGCCGCATTGTACTTACGGCTGATGAACTGGAGATTGCCGGCGAGCGCTTGCGTCTTCTTGATGAAGGCCTTCGAATCCGCCTCAGTGGCGGCAAGGGTGCGCAGGTTCGGGACCTTGGCGTGCCAGAAGCCGCCGTTGGCCTCGTACTCGGCGAACAGCGACGTGGTCTGCAGGAACTCATCCCACTGGTCCGACGTGGTCGGTACCGCAAGGATCTGCTGCAGATACTGCTGCAAACCGGACTCGTCGAGGAACGCGCGGCGCACTTGATCACGGTTCACCGTGATCTTGTAATACTCGCGCCGATTCACCGTGTGGAACTGGGAAGCGACGTTGGGCTTACGGGCCGCGAACAGATCCTTCTCCATATAGTCGCGGTCGCCGGAGTACAGGTAGGACTCGATGAGGCCCTGCTGCACCTCTTCGATCGTGTCACCGAACTCAAGCATGCCGCGCTTGAAGATGGCGAGAGGATTGTTCCATGTAATGTCACGGAGAATGTACGTGCCGATCCGATTGACGAGCGCGTCGCAGAACTCATTGTAGGACGGCGTGTAGGACATGAGGCTGCGGAGCGTCGCAGAAATATTGCCCTTGGTCGCCTCCGGAACGCGCCTCTGATAGTCGGCGGACGCATCATTACGAATGCGGTTCAGCGCCTCAATATTATCGATCCCGCGAATCTTACCTGTGGGCTGCATTAGTTCTTCTCCTTGTCATTGCCCTGGTTCTGGAAATAAGCGTCGATCGAACCATCGTCCTGATAGTCGTCAACATTATCGGAATCTCCGGACTCGGCAGTAGAACCGCCATCCGATACCGCGGTCAGAAGATCATAGTTCTTGCTCTTCAGCGAATTAACGAGATCATTCAGCTCGCCATTCTGCGATGTCATCTCCTCGATCTTAGTCTTCGCCGAATCAAACCCGCTGCTCACCTCATCGTAGGCGCCACGCAGATCATCATAAATAGTGGCCGGAAGGCCGTCCTCCGGCGGATTCTGGAGCATATCTACAAGAGAATTGAAGTCCATTTTACTTCTCCATAAAGGTAGGGTAGGAGCTCTACGCCCCTACCCTACCAGCTAACCGGAAATTCTGGCTACGGCAACAGCCGACTACCAATCGAATGCGGTGCCCGGCGGCATTCAATCCGTGGTACCCGGGCAGCCCTAGTCACTCGTCGCCAGACTCCGGGGCCTTGTAGCCGTGCTCGACCGCCCAGTCTTCAAGAATCTTACGAAGCAAGAGGGGGCGCTTGAGGCGCAGGTCCCACTGCTTCTCTTCGATGAACTCATCGAGCTTGCGGTCAATGCTGACGGTGATGTTCTTCTTTGCCATGATATTCTCCTTATGCGGCGAATGTAAATGAGGTTGGCTTCAGGACTACTCCTCCTGGAACCTTTGTGGGCATGAGTTTACCATACCATCGCTGATCTTCAAGTAAATCTTCCGGTGTGATCTGCGCCGCAAGGTATTTCGGTAGCCCTGCAATGTGCGTTTCCGGAACGCCGTCGATCACCTCACAATACTGTTTAGCGCGCACGAAGATCGCCCGTGAGAACGTGGCCTCATGCTTCCAAGCTCCAATGTTCGTCGGATGCACGGTGATCTGATTCGGCTTCTCCGTCCCCAGAAGATGTAGCGAATCAGTGTCAGCATATAGGAAGCGGTCATAATTGAGCTGCGCCGAAGTGACGGTGTGGTGGCGTGCCCATGCGGTCACGAAGCAGCCCACGGGGGTGTAGACGGGGTCGGCGCTGTCCGCGGGGCCGCTGACCAGCTTGACGTGGTCGCCGTCGAGGATGGGCTTCTTCCCGGTTGTGTTCGTGTTCTTGGCGAATTTTCCGTAAAGTGAATTCAGCATTAATTTGGCGATTGTTCGCTTGCCGCCGGTCGAGTTGGCCTTGACTTCCATCCATTTATCAATATAATCGGCGATCATTCCACGTTCGCTATCAAAAGTGAATGTACCGTTGCAGGTGATAATATTCAAGTCATAATGCTTCGACCACAAGTCAAGATCAACTGACGTGCACGTCAATGTCGTCGGCTCATCAATGGCCTTCACGTACTCTGCCCCGTTAAAAAACCGAGAACGCTTGATCTGAATGCAAGGAATGTGATCTTCCTTCAGTTTCGCGGTCACCGTCACAGAAGTAATGAACAGACCGTCGTCAGGAATGTAATCAACGATATTGGGCTTGCCGAAGGGTAGTGGATCCTCGTGCATGACGTACGGATACAATGAATTTACGTCATACACGTCGCCTGCGCCCACGATGCGGCGAGAAAAGCGGGGGTTAGCATACGTGAAGCCGCCGCGATACGCTTGTCTGATCTCCTGATCCAAGCTGGCGGGGAGAACGGGGAAAGACTTCGCGAACGCCACCTGCCCACCGTAGACCTTCTTGAACTCGGCCATAGCGTCGCTGCCCACGGTAAGGTTCGTCAGGCCATGAGAAAGCTGCTCGGCGAGCGCGTAGGCCACAATCTCGACGTCGCGACGCAAATAGTCCCACTCCTCTTCACTAGGAATGTAGCCGACCGGGCGAGGTTTGTCGTAATCGATCTCGCCCTTGGCCTCAGGTAGATCGAAGGCCTTTGCGATCGCAGCAACGGGCATGGGAATCTTCTTGAGCGAATCGCGGATCTCGGTAACAACACCGTGCACATTAATGGTAATGGTGTAAAACTTGCCCATCTTATCGATGAGAGTTGAGAACTCCATCTCCCCGGGCTTGCCTTCAACCCACTTCCAACCATTTTTCATAATGTAGTCAATGATAAAGATGCCATCGAAGGAAAGATTATGGAAGTAGGTTGTCGTTGCCCCTTGCCCTAGGTGATCGATGAATGAACCGATATCAGTTCCACGCCTGAGGTCCTTGAGGTTGTGAATATCCACCGATGCCCACGCCCATACTCGGCAGTCATTCTCATCCGTGGTCGTCTCGAAGTCAGCGCTTCTTACGGTGACGGAGCTTTTTGCTCGTCTTTTCCGGCTTGATTTCGAGATTTTCGGCTTCATCGATCATACCAAGGAGAGTGAAGATTTTTTCATCATAGTCATCAAGTATCGCGGCAATAGCGCGCTTACCGATCTTGTCGTTGTCCTGGTTGTGGATCGCCCCGGAAAGACGGGAGGGGCGAAGGGGGTGGGAGGGGGCGGCGAGCGTCGACGACTGCGTGTGGTTCGCCTTCGCGGGCTCGGCCCTGGCGGCGAGTTTCATCTACGTCGTGAGCGC